GGACAACAGGACAGTATTTAACATCCAATGGAACTGGAGCACCTACTTGGTCTACTCCAAGTGCCTCAGTTACTATTTCAGATCAAACAGTCAGTTCTAGCACTTTTTACCCTGCATTTTTATCTGCTACAAGTGGTACTGCTACAACTATTGACACTAGCTCCACAAAACTACAGTATGTGCCAAGTACAGGAACATTCACAGCTACTGTATTAAATGCAGGAAACCATGTAGCTACAGGCTCCACAACTGGATCTGCTAATACTGGTGCTTTTAGTTATGGAACCCTTGGATATTCTGATACCAATATTTTGGCATCATTTCAATCTAGTGTTAATACCTATAACCAGATGGTGCTACAAAACACTAGCTCTGGAGCTACAGCATCTACAAATTTTAATGTATCTAACAATAATGCTACAGCTACCACAAATTTTGGTGAGTTTGGTATCAATTCATCTGGTTTTACAGGAACAGGAGCATTTAGCACTGCAGGATATGTTTATTTAGCATCTGCATCAACAGATTTAGCTATTGGAACTTATGGTTCTAACTCTATTCATTTTGTTACAAACAGTAGTGCAACAGATGCAATAACTATAAATACAAGCAATGCAGTAGCTTTTAATGGATCTTATGGAACATCTGGGTATTTATTGCAATCAAATGGTTCAGGTTCTGCTCCAACTTGGGTATCCACACCAAGTGGGACAACAATAACAGACGACACCACAACAAATGCCACAAGATATCCTTTATTTTCTTCTGTTACATCTGGCACTTTATCAACTGCTTATACTTCCTCTACTGAGTTTCAATATAACCCAAGTACAGGCACTTTAATTTCCCCAATATTACAAGCAGGGACTGGTGCAAACTACATTCAGTCATCTGGTAATACAACAGGAAATGCCCCAGTTGTTCAGGCTTTGGGATCAGACACAAACATTCCTTTGGTATTGCAACCAAAAGGAACAGGAGCACTACAAGCCCAACAAACTACATCTACTGTTACAGGAGGCAATGCTAGGGGTGCTAATGCTGTTGATTGGCAGACAAATAGAAATGCGGCAACACAAGTTGCAAACGGAAGTCAAGCTGTTATAGCAGGGGGACAACAAAATACTGCATCTGCAACTCAAAGTTCTATTTTAGGTGGTTCAGGTAATAATGTTTCTAATGCGTGGGCTGTTATTGGTGGGGGCTTAAGTAATGCGGTATCTGGAGCAACTTCATTTAATGGTGCTGGACAAAGCAATACTACTGCAGGAGCAAGAGCCGCTGTTGTAACTGGTCGAGCAAATGCAGCTTCTGGTGAATTTAATTTTATTGGTGGTGGTTACGCAAACTCAGGCACAGCAACAGCTGCAGTAACTACTCAAGCAACATCAATAATTACAAGTGGTTCAACTGCAGTTACGTTATCTGCTACAAATGCTGCTATAAAGGTTGGACAATTTATTTCTGGAACACCGATACCATCTGAATGTTATGTTGCAGCAATTAGTGGAACATCTTTAACTTTATCCCAAAACGCTACATCATCAACAAACGCAACCCTATCTTTCTACACACCTCATGGAGTAGTAGTAGGAGGAGGAAACAACCAAGCAACAGGCTCTTATAGTTTTGTAGGTGGTGGAGGTGATGCAGGGACTTCTGCAAATAGAAACGTAGCCTCTGGGGATTGGAGTTTTGTTGGGGGTGGACAAAATAATATTGCATCTGGTGTTGGTTCCGTTATTTCTGGTGGTGGAGTAAATGGTTCTTCTGCTTCTGGAAATACTGCTTCTGGCAATTCTTCTGGCATTGTTTCTGGAACTGCTAATTTATCTTCTGCTCAATTTTCTTTTGTTGGAGCAGGAAGGGGAAATCTAGCAACTGGCACGCTTTCTTCAATAATTAATGGAAGACAAGCATCTACAAGAAGTATTAATGGAGCAAATTCTCAGAATTCAGCATATTTTTCTGTTGTAGGCGATGGACAAATAGAGACATTTCATCTTTTAATAACAACAACAACTGCAACCACAACTGAATTAACTACAGATGGAAGCTCCCCAGGCAGTACAAATATTGCAGTTCTTCCTCCCCCATCAACAGCAGGATCATCTTCGGTTTATACATTTCGTGGGATCATATCTGCTAAAGATCAAGCTACAACTAACGCTGCAGGATGGGAAATAAAAGGTGTTATTCAAAGAACAGGATCTGCAACTTCTACAACATCTTTAGTTGGAACACCTACAATTACACTTCTTGGGGCAACATCTGGGATAACATCCACATGGGGTCAAGTAGGAAACGTAACAGTAACCGCAGATACAACTTATGGTGGTATATCGGTAAACGTAACAGGTGCGGCATCAACCACTATTAGATGGAATGGTCGCTTAGAAACATCAGAACTGGGGTAAAAAATGGCATTACAACTAAACTTAACACAAACACAATTTGGTAGTCCTGCACCACAGGCTTATGCCAGAGTGACTAATTTCTTTGGTAACAAGGATAATATCCAAGTTCAAGTAGCAGTCCACTATAGCAAAGATGCTAGAGATGCTAATATGAGCACAGTTCAAGAACACGCTCACTACATTGGTTTGGCTGATATAGCAGGAAAGGGTGATCTTCTCCCTGCAATCTATGAAGTGTTAAAAACAATGAGCCAATACCAAGGCGCAACGGACGTATAACATGGCTATTAACGAAAATGCAGTTACTGATACGCTAACCCCTACAACGGGTACATTATCCGTGTCGGGCGTTTTCGCCAATAATCAGACTATTTCTGTTAGCACAACCATACCAAGTGGGTACTCAGCACAATCTGCTGGGCCTATTACATTGGCAAGTGGTGTAACTGTAACGATCTCTAGCGGATCAAGGTGGGTGGTGTTATGAGTTACGGAACTGCTTTAGTTGACACAATTCAATCTAGTACAACTGGAACACCTACCCAGTTTAATGATGGGTCTGGTACACAGATTGGTACGCTTTGTAGGGCTTGGGTAAATTTTGCTGGAAACACAACAACACCATCTGCAAGAGCTTCATTCAATGTAAGCTCAATAAGTTATGTTTCATCGGGCGTTTATATAATAAACTTTTCTACTGCATTAACCGATGCAAATTACGCTATTGTTGGTACAGGTCAAAGAGATAGTAACAATACTGGGAATTTAAACATTTTCGGTAGTTCATCTTATAATTCTTTGACTACTACTTCTGCAAAAATTGTTGGCTATGACAACGCTAACTCTCAAGTCTCTTTAATAACAATGTGTATTGCAGTATTCAGATAAGGCCCAAAAATGACAACCACACTAAACGCAGTCACATCCACAGGCCTTGTCCAAACATCAGATGGATCAGGTGTGCTTAACATCCAAAGTAATGGTGTAAATACTAATGCTCAGGCTTGGGGGAATTTTAATGGAAATCCAACACTTACTACAAGAGCAACTTATAACGTAAGTTCAATTACTAGAACTAGCTCAGGATTTTATACAGTTAATTTTACAAATGCTTTTGTTGATACAAATTACGTTGTAACGGGTATTGCTTCTTATGGAACAGCTAACGGAACAAATGGTCGTATTTTAAATACAGGTGCATTTGCGACTACAAGTGTCCAGCTTCAAACTTCATATACAACAAATACAAATGAAGATGAAGCATATATTATGTTTGCAATTTTTAGATAAGGAAAATCATGAAAGTAATCATTTACACAAACACAAGCGGTAACGTATCAGTATGCGTACCAACAGGCGAATTACCTATTGAGACAGTTCTTGCAAAAGACTGTCCAAGTGGTGCAATTATTGTGGAAGACTCAACCCTACCACAAGGTAATGATGCTTTGTTTTTTGATGCTTGGAAACTAAATGGGTCTACAGTATCTGTGGATATGCCAACCGCTATTGCCCATCAAACCACAAAGCTCAACCAAATGGCTTATACAGAAACGCAACATCGTTCTGCTAAAGCAGGGATTGGCCTAACAAACGTAATGTCAGATGCAGATTGGGCAACAGCTCTCACAACTGCAAGATCTGCAATTACAGCATCTACAACAACTGCTGAGTTAGTAAGTGCTATTGCACCTATTCAGTCAGCAATAACTGCTAACACACTATGAGTTTAGTTTTAACAGGCACATCATCAGGGGGTACTATTGCAAGTAGTAGCACCAATGTCCCTGTTGTACTACAAGATAGCTCAGGCAATACAAATACTTGTCAGGCTTGGGTTAATTTTGTCGGATCTAGTGGTTCAATTAATGCTTCTTTTAATGTTTCAAGTATTACTAGAGCTGGAGCTGGACAATATCAAATAAATTTTACAAATGCTATGATAGATGCTAATTATTCTGCCTTAGCAACTTGTACTAATAGAGGCGGTGGTTCAGCTCCTACCGCTAATTATTCAATTGGTTATGGTACTGCATCATCAGCAAATACAAATGGAACTTATTCAACTTCTGCAATTCAATTTTATTCTCAAGGTGCTGTTGGAACAAATATAGACCCAGCATCTGTAAGCATAGCAATATTTAGGTGAAATATGAACTACAAATGGGAAATATCAGAATTAAGTGGGGAAGATGAAGTCATCACTCATGCCAAATATCATTTATCCTTGACAGATGGGGTAAACACAGTTGAGACTGAGGGAAACTGGCATTTTAAAGATCCACAAAACAAGGTTCCATTTGCTCAAGTGACTGAGGAAATGGTGGCTCAGTGGATTGAAAATGAGACTATGAAAGATGGTGTTTGTGTAATAAAATCTAGGTTAGAGGAACAATTGGCGCTTTTGGAAAAGTCGAAATCTATTGTCCCCCCTTGGAAACCACAAGTTTTCACGCCTAATATATAGGACGAGCTATGACCCAGCCAATTGACATAATTTCTCGTGCGCTTAAAGATATAGGAGCTTTGGAAGCTGGGGAGACACCTACGCCCGAAGCAGCGCAAGATGCCTTTGATATGCTCCAAGATATGTTAGATCAATGGTCTAACGAAGACATGATGGTTTTCTATAAGAACGAGATCATCTTTCCCGTAGTTTCTGGTCAAACACAATACACCATCGGGCCTGGCGGTCAAATTGGCGCTAATTTCACGGG